GTGAATGTCAGTGTGCAAAATTCTATATCGCAACCAGCAAGCTTACAATCATCAGATTGGAGTGAAATGATTAGAACAGCATTAACCTGTTGTTCAGCTCTCATCATAATTGCTCTTGGTTTGGGAGTTTCAGATGCTGTAAATATTCAAACATCCCTGTCTGGCCTCGCAAAACGATTGAATGATTTTACCCTCATCAAACGTGGTGTTGACAGTCTTACTGATATTATTACAACAGTCCTCAAGGAAGTGACCAAAACTCTTGGCTATCAAGTCAGAGGTTTGGATGAAAATGGAGAGGTACCAGACGATATCAGTAAATGGGTCAATCAACTCAAAACTTTCACTACAACCAGAAAGCAGTCGTTGCAAAATGATTTCTCAGCTTGTGCTGAGATTGATGATATGAACACCAGGTATACCAACATGCGGTTAAAGTACAAAGATAACAGAGTACTTAGCGTTCTATTGGATAAGTTTCAAGGAGCTATTGTCAACCTCGTCGCTCTTGCATACCAAGTTAACCCTTGCACTGCTAAGAGTCGAGTCGAACCAGTAGTTCTCATGTTGAAAGGAAAATCAGGAGTTGGTAAATCAAGCTTGTTGTACCATTTTGCTACGCAAGTTTTGGCTCAGACAAACGCTATTGCACCAGCTATGACGGATTTGGAGATTCAAGAAAAGATTCAATCATGCATTTATCCTCGAAGTTCTGAGAATGAATACTGGGAAGGCTACGCAAATCAACCATGCACTCTTGTCGATGACGCTTTCCAAATTGTAGACAGCACAAGTAACCCAAATCTGGATTACATGGAATTGTTGCGAATGAGCAATCCGTTTCCATATCCTCTACATATGGCTACTCTTTCACAAAAAGCCAACACGAATTTTACGTCTCGTGTTGTTATCTACACTACTAACGTAGATTTGTTGAAACCAAGCTCATTTGTTGCACCCGAAGCGGTTCAAAGAAGAGTAACTATGCCATATAGTGTGCACATCAAGAGAGAATTTGCGGATTGTCACGGTCAGTTGCTGGAAGAATTTCGAACAGGTCAAATTGATACAGAAGTGTATGAATTTTTCCCTTGGGACGTCAAAACCGGAAGAATTGCAATGAATGATCCAAGATCCTATCAAGATTTGGTTGATGAGTTATCACGAAAGATGATGTCAAATGAGACAAAGTTTCGATCACAGACTGCTGATTTGGTTGGAGTTGCTAGAACAATGATGTCTAGACAAGTAGCACCCAGAGAACCCGTTGCATCAACGTCAAGTGCTACTTTACAATTCAACCCTCTCGAATGGATGCGAAGAAATCAAGTTGACAATGATGGAGAATTGATAATTCACCCTCCAGAACCGGCTAGAGAATTGGATGATACTGTACCAAATGAAATTCTGTTTGAAGCTATGTTAAGGCGAGTTGGAGAAAATCACCCCAACCCGAGAGGAAACGTCACTGATGAACGAATACAAGAAATGATTGAATATCGAAGGCAGGATCGGCGCAATGAGCGTTATGATCGAGAATTAAGAAGATTCTCTGATTTGCAGTATTTTCACAAGTGGTGTTCTATTCCAAAAGAAGCTATGAAACACTTCAAGAGTTTGTACAGCCAAGTTGGAATATTTGGAATGGCTTTGGGATTGCTAAGTATAATTATGCTTGCTTTCTCTTTGACTGCACGAATTAACTCAACAAGACGTGTAAATTCTATTCTTTGGTGTCCAGACAAATATCCAAGACGCAAGGAAATAATGAGTTTGTTGGAACAGATATCTGCTCCGACTTTCACTTGGAGTGAAGAAACGCAGAAAGAATATGATAACTATGTCACATGGCTAAGCAACTTTGATGATGAGAAGGTTGAAGAACTGAAGACTTTTGTGGAGTCCAAATTGGAATCAGGCAAGAGCAGAGTCAAGAAGTTGAAGAATTTGGTGAAGCTTGAAGACAAGATCAATTTGGAATCTGGAAAATCGCGAGTGAAGAAACAAGAGCTCGTACGTCTGGAAGGCTGGAATAGTGATAATGCTCGAGATGTTTGTGCTACTGTACAAAAATCGCAGAAAATACTAACTCTATCTCGCAATGGTAACACACTTTCAAACATTTCAATTATCGGATTGTTTGTACGAGATAGGTGGTTTGCTGTCAATACACATTACATCATCCTTCTGGACAAATTGGCAGAGCAAGGCGATTTTCAAGTACACTTTCATAATAACAACGACAGTACTTTTAGCATCAACTGGAGTGATGTTAAGACCAGAAAGACTTATGAACGCGCGGGATCAAAATCAGATATTTCTTTCATTGAAGTTCCTAACATCAATCGGTATCCGGATTTGACTCATCACATCCCAAGAGTTGCAGATGGTCTGGATCATGTCGGAAAGAAAATTGTAATGGTTCACAAAGAAGATAACATCTTTAAAATGAAATTTGGAAATGTTCTCGCGGTACATGATAAGAGTTATATTGGTCTTGATGAAGAAATTCATTATGCTCAATCAATCACAACATCGATAAACTCTGAATCTGGTGAATGTGGAGCAATCTACATTCTTGACACCCCAACATCGAGAAGACGAATTGTGGGATTTCATTTTGCAGGATCACAAGGACTGTCACATGCTATACCCTTGTTATTTGAAGACATTGAGAAAGCTATTGGACCAAGTTTACCATCTATGAAAGTTGAAATGGATCTGAATGCTATTGCACCATCTCTTTTGCAAGGCCATACTTTGGTTTTGGGAAAAGCTTGTAGGTTGGGTAAACCTGTGCACCAGCATTATCCTCAAAGAACAAAATTGATGAAAACCTGGATGTTCAATGAGGTTTATGAATCTGAAGTTGAACCAGCAAATTTGTCGAGTCGATTGGCTGAAAACGAAGCGTTGTGGAAAGGAATGATGAAACAATTTGGTAGCGTCACGGCTATAGACTCTGAGATCATGTCTAAAGCTTCTTTCGATTACAAACAAACATTATCGAAAATGTACACTCCAAATGGTTTTAACATTTTGACATATGACGAAGCGGTTCAAGGAATTGAAGGCGATGATTTCATCAGAGGCATTTGTCGACAAACATCAGCAGGATTCCCGTACACTTACGAAACAGTGTTGCCAGGAAAAACAGAATGGTTTGGAAAAGATGAG